TTGAACGAAATTACGCCAACAAAGCGTGGAGAAAAGCACGAATTTAATCGGCTGAATCGCTTTTTACGCCATCCAGTTACGGATAAATATATATCTGATGTTAGTCGGATAGGGGATGAGGAATTGTGTTTTGATATTAAGTCTAGTGTGCTTGATGCAACATTCCGAAAACTCAAAAAACTTGCCGAGCGAGAATATTTGCATTTTCACGACACACGGCGTGAGGCATTGACTAGACTATCTAAAAAAGTAGATGTGATGACATTAGCCAAAATATCTGGGCATAAAGATATTTCGATTTTACAAAATGTCTATTATGCCCCTGATATGGCGGAGGTGGCGGAATTACTCGATTAGCTAATATGTTTAGCATTGATCCGCCCCAACGAACAACTTCGCCTGCGATATAGCGTGGGCGAGAATTTTGTTGATCGACTGTAACGGGTTTTGGGAAATTAGGCAGTTTTGAAATAATCTTGGCAACGGTTTGATAGTGTCGCCCAAAATATATTGCGATATCCTCAAGCGTAATTAAATTTTGGCTTTTCTCGGTCAAATTAGATAACGCCGCCATTTTTGCCGCATTCACAATTTCTTCTTCGGCTTTCTGCGAAAGTTTAATTGGTTCCATATTTCCTCCAATAAAAAACCGCCCATAAGAGCGGTGGTTTGTTAATATTGTTGTGTCTGTTCGGCATGACAGATTTTGCCGTCACAGTCTTGATTAAGATTTAGGGCGTGCGCCATATACACCACAAATGCACACACGAGCGTAATGATTAATTTGTTCATTTTCTGTTCCTTTTGTCGGATTTTAGGTGTGAGAATCCGCCGCAGGCTTAAAAAAGTGCGGTCGGATTTTGTGATGTTTTATTGGGCAATGAGGTTTTTCGCTCTTTCCCAATTCATTTGATTAGACGCTTTAAATGGTGCAATTAATTTCTGAGTTCTTTGCCCATATCGAGGGTAATGTGATATTCCTTGCGTGGGCGTCCGTTGGTGCGTTCGGTGATGACGAGGTAGTCTTCATTTTGGATGAAGCCATATTCGTTGATGCGGTTTTTGATCCAATCAGTGTATTGCTGTTTGCTTTCTACGAATGCGTGAAGTTCACGAGCGTTGCAAAGTTGAACGGGTTGATTTTGGATTAAGCCATTAAAAACAGGAATTAAGTTTAAGTGTGTCATTGTGATGTACTCTAAGTTAAGTTTTAAAACTCATCACGAACCACTGCGAATAGTTGGTGATGAACTGAATAGGATTCGCAGTACCGTACTTAGAGCAAAACGGCGGATCTTTCGATCCTCCTAAACAGTTCATCATTGGGCTTTTTCATAAATTTATGAAAAAGGTAGAATAGCTGTTTTGTGGCGATAAAAAAAGACGCATTGAGCGTCTGTCTTTCCACCGCTCCAAGTTATTCAGAAACTGCGACATTCCCGACTTTCTGTTGAAAGTGTGGTTATCTTAATCCGAAGTGAGGGCGGTGTCAAATAAAAAGCGCTGAGAATTTGAGGGAGCGAGTTATTCATCATCAATTAATTCTTTTGTTTTCTTTGGAATGTCATTCACCTCTCCTTTAATACCATCAACAGCTTTATCCAGGCGTTTTCCTACTCCATCGATAATTGTTTCAAGTGGTGTGCTTTTTAAATCTTTGTCAAAGACTTTGGTTGGATTTATCCCCAAATTATCCACGGCAATTTGCAGAAGTTGCTGATGTAATTTAGGGTCTTGTTCTTGTACTTGTTTCTTATAACCTTCAAATGCCATTGCTGAGGAATATTTGTAGTTATAATCCTCCCTTAATCTAAAGAGATAAGCCCGTTCTTTTGCTTTTAACCAGGCGATGACAAGTAACGGGATTGTCACAATGGACTTAGCAAGAAATTGTAAAATATTAAGGCTGTCTGCTGCACTCAGGCTTGTTGAATAATTGAACAATGAAATAACAGATGTTGCAACAAGTGACCCAAGCAAAATTTTATCTACAGCTTTCATTTTACTATCGATATTTTCAGATTGAGTTTTAAACGAACCTGCCATGCTTGCTCGGTTGGCGTCTTCAATAATCATTTCAATCTCCTCTTTTTGTTTATTGAATAATTTAATCATACCTTCAATATCTTCATGATATTTTTCGATTTGGGGTTTATTGGTTTCCGCTGTGGTTGCTAATGTCGTAATTTTAGTAAGATTATTTTGTGCGGTGAATTCATAGTTCGAAATGTCGCCACTTAATTTCTCTGACTGTTCGTGCCACTGGGAAATTTCAGTTATTTGTTCTTGTGCGTCGTTATAAGATTTTTTGAGTGTAATCAGTGAGTTTTTTAAATTTTCGAACTCCTTTTTATTCTCTACTAATTGCTCTTCAAGTGAGATGTGCTCTTCTAAATTCAATTTTGCTTTGGATATATCTGCAGCAATAGCATTGAGTTCTTCTTCTGTTCTTAATTCACCCTTAACTTCAATTAAATATAATTCCTTGATTGTCATTCTTAGTTTGATTAGAGATAAAATAAATGAATTTACATCATATTCATCCCATTTATTACTCGCTCTTTTTTTATTGAGGATGCGAATTATTTTTTTAATTAATTGAAGAGAAATATATTTTGCATAGGAAATTTCAAGACTTTTTCCAGATTTTTCTATTTTCTCTATTAAGGGATAAAGTTGCTCTATTTCTTTGATAATTTCGGGTGATTTTATTTCGCCCATCCACTCATAGTCTTCGTTGATTTTTGTATTAATTAAGTTTTTTAACTCAGTCAGTCTTGCTTTAACGGTTTTCATAGCATTCCCTTTATATATTAAAAATTATTCTGATTGTAAGGTAATTTTTCGGGATAAAAAAGCCCTCGTTTTACAGAGGGAAAAACTAAGGAACCGCATAAGTTTTAAGCCCTCATGCTCGGCTAACTTCGTTTGTCTGCCATTTCAAAGCGCACTCTGTCTTGCATTTGTGTTTCTGTGCGCTTGGATTCACTCTCTGCTGAGTACGCTTTGAAATTTACCGTCTTTCCGGTATGTCACGCCTTTAGCTAACGTTTGCTGTCTGTCGCTTTCCCATTTTTAACCAACTTGAAAACAGACCAAAAGGTGTGGTTCGGTTTACCTGTCTGTTTCCACTTTCGGCAACTGCACCGTTTTTCACAGGCTTCCACTTGGACAGATATTCAAAACACAGTGTTGCTAAGTAGGTTAGGGCTTTCAATCTAACGACCGCCTAGCACCGTTATGCACTGTGATTCTGTAGCCAAATTGTCTAAAACTCAAAACAGGTTAATGATGAGTGCCTTTCTTTATACTTGTAAGGCTCAAGTCCTTATTGTCACCACAACACATAAGGAATATAATTTCCCTCAACCACAACACAAAAAATAAGGAAGCATCATGAAAAAAATAGCAGCAGATAAAATAGCTCTTGTTATGGCAAGAGATATTTTAAAAACAAACTCTCAATATTTGCGAGAAGTTAATGAGTATGTGGCCGAAGATATTGCCAGATTTGTTTCAACATTATCATCAAGATTGCAAGAATCTATTGATGATAGCATTTCCAGTTCAGATATTTTTAACGCCCATAAGAATCAATAAACATCACTGCCGAACATACACTCTCAGCTAATTCACTTGGTGTTAAATTTGTATTTTTATCAGCACTTTCTAATACAGCCTGTTTGATTAGATTTTTATCTTTATCAGATAGGCTTTTTTCTTGTTTTTCTTCCATATTTGAACCTCGTTTGTTTTATGTCTGCCATTTCAAAACACACTTCATCTATCATTCGCAACGGTTTCACATGCCGTTGTGTCTCTGTACTAGCAAATGTGTTTTGAAATATCCACATTGGGATATTCGCCTGCTTGAGCTCCACTTTCGGCAACTGCACCGTTTTTCATTGGCTTTGCATGGGCAGACTTTAAAACTCACTCTTAACTAAGTAGGTTAGGGCTTTCAATCTAACGACCGCTTAGCACCGTTGGGCTTCCGTCTGCGCTTCCGCCGAGTGAGTTTCTTTAACCAAATTGTTTAAAATTTGTGATGAAAGTCACTGACTTACATAAACTTTTTAGCTATTCTTGTAATCAACCTTGATACTTTCGATAGCGGATTTTCAGGAATGTAAACTGAAAGGTGAATCTCGCCGTCAACAGTACCTTGGGACATTGCTTTTAGCTTTTCTTCCGCTTCTTCGAATGAATGGGCGTAAACATCTGTCGCCCACCTTTTGCCGTCGAAGTGATAAGAAATTGCATAGCGTTTCATTTCTTCTTGCATAAGGAACTACCTCTATGTATTTTCAGATATTTCAGGGTGTAAACAATCAGTGGTATTGGCGACTAAAAGCCGCCAATCATGAAACCATTGCAGTTAGCGAGGGTTATACAACCAAACAAAACTGCCTACATTGCATTGGTCTAGTTATGGATACTGATAGAAAGACACCTATTTATGAATCTTAATAACTAAGCCCTGTTCGCAGGGCTTTTTTTCATCACAAATTTTTAAAGAGCATTGAGATTGTGTATCTCGTTTTGATGTGGCTAATTCTACTTAAAGTAGATTTAATTGCAACTAAAATTTGCACAAAAGTAGATTTATTCTCTACTTTAATTTGTAATCCGTTGATTTAAAAAGAAAAGAATTTTGAGAAAAGTTGTTTGATTGCCTGTTTTTTAGGCAAATTAGGTGAGGGAGGTGAAAAGTTCGGTCGATTTTTGAGGTGTTTCGGTGAGTTTTAGGAAAAAGAAAACCGCCACGAAGGCGGTTTAGGTGTCATATAAATTTAGGAGTAAAGAAAGTCTTTAGTGCATCTAACTTATAAATTAGTCCACGCATTGCAGTGTTCCTTACCTCAAGATTATCTGATACAAGATGATCTGTAATTGCTTGTTTTACTTCTCTTAACTCCATTCTAGGGTAACGTTCTGAATTTGATAGGCTTTTAATTTCCAGACATTTTGATTGCAATCTTTTATGAAATGCAATCATAAGGTGGTAATCCATTTCATCACTTAAATTTGATTGTGTCTTTTTGTGGATATTTAACGCTTCTGTAAAAACAAGATCGCACAAATCAGATAATTTTGAGAGCTCTCCATTATAAGCTGTATTTTTTAAACCCCTTGCGCCTAATATATAGCTTATAGGTAACGCAAAGATAGAAACTATAAGCGCGGAGAAAGCTATTAGATCAGAAAGAGTCATTTATTATCCTTCAAAGATAAAATCTCAATCTCTTTTTCTACATAACTTTTAATTTCGTCAATAATATCATGGTCGTCATTTGAAATAAGGTTTTTAACAAGATTTAAAACAACCTCTGGAGAAATACCTTTTCTAATTGCTCCTCCAAAAGTTTCTTCAAGAAATGAAGAGCCATATCCTTCTGTGTCATCTAAATTAAGAATGATATCAGGATCCCTTTTTATTGCTGGGATAAGAATAGAATCTCTAAATTCCTCTCCACTAGCTTTACCATCTTTAATGTAACGTGGACCTGGATATTGGCTGAAATCTTTTACATAAATAGTTTGCATTATTATTCCTTAATTTCTTGTAGCGGAATGTTCCACTGAACAACAGTACCATTAATAGAGTATCTAGATTCTTTGGTTAAATCTGGCTTATCTTTGCCATTATACACATACATTCCTCGATTTGAACGAATTATTAGCCTGCTTCCTGGTGTTTTGTCAATAAATGCTCGAATATCACTTCCCCCTTTTCCTCTATGTCCCAATCCTGTTCGGGTTTCTTTAATGAGGGTAGAGGCTTTTATATATAAACAATCTTTTGTCGGTTTCCCCAGCTGCTTTAGTCTATTCCAAATAGCAGAAAGTACATTTGCTTTCTGTGTTTTTTCTAGGGTATTAGGGATCCCGTGACCCAAATCACAAACAAAAAGTGACAATTTTCCTTCTAGGATAGCAAGCAACATCCACCAACGTTTTATAGGAAATTCTCGTTCACTATAAATATTTTGGGCGTAAGCATGTTCTACCGCATTTGCAATCGCTTCAATGTAACTAGGATATATCCCTTTCACCCCCATACTTTTAAGTTCATCTAATAGTGGCTTTGTGATTTCGCCATCTGCACTATCACTATAAACATAATGCCAACATTTCACATTTTCTTGAGAAGATGAAGATGTATAATTAAACCCTAAGGATTTATATAGTCCTATATGACAAAATATAGCATCAACATCATAGGGAATATGTTTACGATGATCTGCTGGTTTTGATTTTGGTCTTACAATTTGAAATTTCAAGGTTCTATATTGCGATTTTATCGTATCTAAAACAGCTATTAAAACGCTACAAGCGGCAGCATCGATAATATCAGTGTCCCGAAAATTTAGTTTCAGGCGACTTCGACTTCGTGCTGCTAGTTTTGCTTTTTCTTCGAGCTCTTCTTTAAATGCTACAAATTCATACCCTATTTCTTTAGCTAAAATAATTTTATATGGGGCGATAACCTCAAAAAGATTAAAGGATTTATGAGCAAGATGTTTATATTTAGGCTTTCCGCCTCTTTGTCTGATTTTCTTTTCTTTACTTGTGAGAGCTCGTAATGTTCTTTGTCTAACAATAGATCTCCATAATCGAATATCCATAGTTGGTTCCTTGGGTAACTTATGTAGAAGTCGTTTTAGTTATTATGTTTTCTATAATAATACTGAATACCAAAACACTTTCCCTAACACAGAAATATCTTGTAGTTCTGCTATTTCATCAGGGTGTTCTTCGGTGTTATAACTGCGGATTTTCACTTGTTCGTTTGGCATATTGTAAAGTAGCTTTATGCGTAGTAGCCCACCGTGATTTATTGCGTATATTTTCCCATCTCGGATTGTTTTATTACCAAGATCAATGCCAACTGTTGTTCCATCCGGAATAACAGGCTCCATCGAGTTTCCGTCAGCAATCACACATACCGCATTTTCGTACTGTACGCCTTGTTTACGTAGTGTTGATTTGGAAAAACGCAATTTGAAGTTGTTATAGTCCGCTATGTCATCAGCAAATCCGTTTCCAGCAGCAAGGCGAATGTCTTGATAAAACGGAACGGCGTATTCATCGCTATTTAGTGGAGTATTGCGATCCCATAAGTCGAATGAGCCAACGTCTTTCACATTAGAAGTTACTTGATTTTCTAAAGAATCGACTGTTCCGTATTTCAAATGAGCAGGGGTAACTCCAAAGTACTTCGCTATAGCTTCAATTTTATTATCTCTCGGGGTTGCAGTGCCTAAAGTGTAACGTCTAGCCATTTCATAGGTTACGCCAACAGCTTTTTGTAAATCCACAATATTTTTGCCTTGTTTAGCCATTAATTCATTAAGTCGGCTTGCTAAATCTGTCATAGACACTCCTTTATTCTACTAAAGGTAGAAGATACAAAATTAAAATGGTTGATTCAATTCTATTTTTAATAGTAGAATTATACTACTTTAAATAGAATAAAGAGGTTAAAATGCTACCAATCGAAAAAGCTTATGAAATCGTGGGCGGTATTTCGGCTATGGCTCGACATTTCAATCTTACCCCTTGGGCTGTTTCCAAGTGGCGTGAAAAAGTACCTGCGGAACGTTGCGCAAAGATTGAAGAACTTACAGATGGAAAAGTCAAGAAATCCGAATTACGTCCTGATTTGTGGGATTAATTTACCAACCTTTACCAAAAAGAAAACCATAAAAATAAGGCAAAAATTATGGAAATGAAGAAAGTTATTATCGAAATGGTTGATCGGATTCCTGGGGGGAGAAGTGCGGTAGCTGGATTCCTAGGTTTTACCGAAAGTGAATTAAAGAATCGTCTTTATCAAACAAAGGGTCAGCGATTCAAAAATGAAGAATTAATTGCGATTCAGCAAGAATATGGCTGCACGCAATTTATTGATGAACTATGCCGTTTGGCTGGTGGGCGTTTTGTACCTGATGTAGCAGAGAATGAATTAGACAAGGTTGAGCTTGCTAATTTACAACTGCACGAGCTTTCCGCACGAGGCTTGTTATTTGCTGCATTAGAAACAGCGTTAGAAGACGGCGAAATCACTTCGAAAGAAGAAGACAAAATACGTCAAGCATTGAGTAAACATTTGGCAGCGACGCAACATTCGATTGAATGTGCGATTGTGTTACACAAGAAATAAAAAAAGCCACGAGGAGATTTCGTGGCTAATTCATTAAGGAATATACAGATGAATCAATTATTAACGATTTCGAAAGAAAACACAAGCACTTTGACGATGAGTAGTCGTGAAATTGCGGAATTAATCAATAAAAACCACAGCGATCTGTGTCGTTCAATCGAAAGACTTATCGCAAAAGAGGTGATTTGGGGGTATCAGCCAATGGCTTACACCCATCCACAGAACGGTCAGACTTATTATGAGTACCATCTAACCAAACGAGATAGTTTAATTGTTGTTGCTCAGAATTGTCCTGAATTTACTGCGGCAATTGTCGATCGCTGGCAAGCGTTGGAAAATCAACAAAAACCAACCGCACTTATTCCGCAATCTTTTTCTGAGGCGTTGATGTTAGCCGCTCAGTTACAAGCAGAAAAAGAGCGTAATGCGCCTAAAGTCGCTTTTGTTGATCACTATGTGGAAGTAGGGACGAGTAAATCATTTCGTGAGACGGCGAAGATTTTAAAAATGCCTGAGCGTGCATTAGTCAATCGCTTGGTGGAAGATAAATATTTGTATCGTCAATCTGGCGTGCTTTTGCCTTATCAATCGGCACGCACCAAAGATCTTTTTACGGTTAAAACAGGTACCGCTGAACACGGTCACAATTACACACAGACACGTGTAACAAGCAAAGGCATTGAATTTATTGCGTCACGTTATGCTTCGGAGTTGATGTTATGAGTATGCGATTAATGGTTCAAGCAATGAATTGTAAGGTTGGTAATCCTGCTAGAAAACTTGTGCTTTTAAAACTGGCTGATAATGCCAATGATGATGGAATTTGTTTCCCAAGTTATCAATACATTGCCGATAAATGCGAGATGACCCGACGTAGTGCAATCAATCACATTGAATATTTAATCAAAATGGGATTAGTAAGCAAAAAAGAACGTAAAAATAAAGATGGTTCCATCTCAAATTTATACTTTTTACACCTTGAACAAGGTAGTGAAAATTTTGCACTGGGTAGTGAAAATATTTCACTAGGTAGTGAAAATTTTGCACTAGGGGGTAGTGAAAATATTTCACCCAGAACCAGTCACTCTTTAGAACCAGTCAATGAACCTAAAAAAACTACGCAAAAAAGCGAAGCCGAAATGTTGCTTGAGCAGTTCGGTATTACCGGACAACTGGCGAAAGATTTTATCGCACACCGCAAAGCCAAAAAGGGCGTCATTAATCAAACGCAACTCAACCGTCTGCAAAAACAGGCGGACAAGGCTGGGATTTCGATTTGTGAAGCGGTGGAAATTTGCATCGAACGCAACTGGCAGGGATTTAACGCATCGTGGGATTGGCGTGATGAAAAACTGCGACCAAATTCACCGCACTTAGGGCAATCACACCGCAACAAACCCAAATTTGACGATACGCAGACAGGCTGGTCTGCAGGAATGAATTTCATAGTGGACGGTACACAATGGCAAATTCCATAA